TATTGTTTTCTTTTGTTCTTCGGAGAGAATTGTAAGAGCTTGACTAGCTTTTTCATTACTATAGCCATAATACTCCTTGATCATCTCAACTTCGGCATCGTCTTCAATTTTGATCCATTTATCAAAACGCTTTCTAGACCTAATTGTATTTATAAGAAAAGTATTTTGCAGAGCTTTATCAAGGTGTGGGCGGCAGTTCATCTCGTTGGCTGGAATAACAGTATCGGCACTGAAACTCAGTCCACGATTGATGATCCAAGGGTTGTATTGCTTCTCTGACCACTCATCTACTATGAGATTGGTCTTCTTGTGGTTAATATCGTTGATGAAATCGAAGGGAGAAATCTTAGCTTTTTTCTCTACATAATCTTCTGGCTTATATTCTACCTTTGGATCCCCAAGACCCTCTAGAATACCGTCCATTACTTCCACTCCACCCCAGCCATAATCTCAACCAGACAGGCTACGAGATTGATTTCTTGGTTGGTAGCGAAAGCAGACTTGTATTGGTAGTCGGCCAGCAGAACGATAAGAGCCGCAGGATACTTAACATCATCAAGAAGGGTATCATAAATCTTACGGAAGATGATGCCAGCATCGTTGTCGATATTATCTACGACCCACTGACGGACCTTCTTGAAGTCTTTACCACGCAGAGCATCAACAAGTTCTTTCATGTTGATTTCTTGGACGTTGGCTAGAATACCGGCATCGATTGTACCGCTTACGCTGTAACGCTGGAGTTCATTAAGGACACGGCGATAGTCGGGAAAGTGCTTCTTGAGAACTTCGGCTACAACCTTGTCATCATACTGCACATTCTCGGTCTCAAGAATGTCACCGAGGCGCTTCATGAAACGACCAGCCATCTTGGGTCGGTCAGCCTTAGTCAACTTGAATTCAATCACCGCAGTTCGACTATGCAGAGGTGCAATGATACGGTTCTTGAAGTTACAGGTAAAGATGAAGCGGCAGTTGTTGGCAAACTCTTCAATGAAGGCACGAAGGGCTGGCTGAGTGGAATTTGGATTCAGATAATCGGCTTCGTCTAGAATAACAACCTTAGTCTTGCCGCTAAACGAGACAGAAGATGCAAACTCACGTATCTTGGTGCGGAGAACATCGATACCAGATTCTTCTGAACCGTTGATAACGATATAATCACAGCCTAATTCTTCACAAATGGCTCGGGCGATAGTAGTCTTACCTACACCAGCCGAGCCACACAGGAGCATATTGGGAATCTCACCAGTCGCCACAAACTGGCGAAAGGTATTCAATTGTTCATCGGGTAAGATGCAATCGTCCAGCTTACGAGGACGATACTTCTCAACCCAGAGGAAGTCTTCACGCATAATGATTCTCCATAATAAAATAAAATGTCCGTCGCGATATTAGTCTATCCACGGACGCTGGCTTAGTGACCAGTATTCACAGTATCAGTTGGCCGTTATACGACGGCCACCTGAGCATCAAAGTCATTGAGAATGAGGAGCTTATTGAACTGGCGAACAACTTCATCCATATCACTCGTGGTAAACGCAATGGTTACATCACGAGGGTCTTCTTCTGCATCATAAGGAATGCGGGCATTAAATGTAAATTCAAACTTAGTCATATTATTTCTCCTTAAATAGAGGACGCAGGGTCCATTGCAATGTAATAAACGAGTTCGCGACCCTTGCTCTTAAACTCCATGGCGCGCTTCTTGCCAAGCGTGACAGTGTAGTTATCAGACAGGACTTTGAGGTTCTCGGTCTTCACTCGGCAATCAAACACAGGAGCAACATCGGTGCTGATAGTCTTAGTGTAGGAGTTTGCCGATGAATTAGTGGGGTCGCCAACCTTGAGTTGAACCTGAGTACCATCCGATACAATGCTGATGATTGGTGCCGAGGTGATTGATGCGGCGCGGAGAATCATACTGATTGCATCCGCAGAAAGATCGAACGACCACACAGGTTCAATCTCAAGGTTTTTGTCGGGAGCAGCGGTCACGGTGCCAGGATCGGAATAGAAGTATTCGAACTTCGAGCCGTCCTTACTAACCTTGATGCTAGTCTCGCCAAAATCTACGTCCTGATCTTCCATAAGGGTCAGAAGTGCCAGAAGGCTATTCAGGTCATAGATGGCAATCTCACGCGGAAAGGTTTCAGTAACCGTGGCACGGGAGAAAATGTTCTTCCCAGGACTAACGGTACCAATCACATTACCCTGCCGAAACAGAATATTGGTATTGATACCAGCGTAGTTCTTTAGAAGTGAAAGTGTTTCATTAGAAATTTTCATAATATATTAACCTTTTTTCTTGTTGGTCTTAGTACCAGTATTTGTTATAACAGAAATTGTGTCGTTTGTCAAGAGAGAACTGGTACCCATATTATAGGTTGACCAGTCGGGCGTAGATGTGGGCAAAGTAGCAGAAATCGTACCACCGGATATCGTAGATGGTAATACACCAGTGAGAGTAACAGGTTCTATCTTGACATCCGTGTAAAGTCCTGCTAGACTAGGCTGTTGTGCCTTATCATGAACATGCAATGCAATGATGGCATAGTGAATGACCTTCATGAGGTCCTTGCGCCAGTCTTCGGGAGTTCCCTTATGACCGTATCGCTGGGCATACTTCATGATGTTTCCAACCGTGAAGCCTACACCATGTCCACCATCAATGATAAACTCGGTAGCTTGGTACTTGTTCTGCGAGTAGTGCTGCCCATAAGTGGCGTTGACATACTCAGTAACCTGCCGAAGCAGGTCACCTTCGTTATACTTATATTGAATTGTCATAATATCTCCTTAGAACGGTGTCTCTTCAAAAAATGCGTCTTCATTGACGTTATCGGTAGGGCCTGTGTCAATCTTGGCATCAACCTTACTGTAGAGGTCAAGAAACGCAGACTTGGTATCACCATCAAAACGGTTTACACAAAGTTCGACTGCTTTCTGGCGAGACTTGAACATGGCAAAGGCGTTAACGATGTGTTCCAGACGGCGAGTCGAAATCAGGTCGTCAATGCCACCATCGTAGAAAGTCTTACGAATGATTTCAGCCCAAGTGACAAGGTTGTCGGCGAATTCTTCATCGACCGCACCAGCCTTTTCCATCTTGTTCATGACAATCTTCTTTTCAACCTTAGCCGATGGGTATTCTTGTTCGACTGTGATGGCGAAACGCTCAAGGAAGGCATCATCAAGAATCTGGGCCGAGATGAACTTGCCGTCATCGGAACCACGACCCTTGGTGTTAGCAGTTGCAACCACGTTGAAGCCCTTGGCTGGGAAGACAGTCTCACCAGTCTTCTTATTGAAGTATGGCTTGCCTTCGAGAATGGCTTGGATGCACATCAACTTGTTCGAACCGCGGTCGATTTCATCAAGAATAAGAATTGCACCACGCTTCATGGCAGTCAGAACAGGACCTTCGCGGTACACTACGTTACCATCGACAAGGGTGTTGCCACCAATCAGGTCGTCTTCATCGGTTTCTACCGAGATGTTGACGCGGAGACATTCACGCTTCAACTTGGCGCAAGCCTGTTCAATCATTGTGGTCTTACCGTTACCAGACAGACCAGAGATGAACGTGGGATAGAAGGCTTCTGCCTTGAGAACCTTAATCAGGTCGGTGTAAAAGCCAAACGGAACGTAGGTCGCATCAAGACGAGGAACCAGATTGTCAATGATTACCTCTAGCTTAGGCTGCATCACCGTCTTAGCAACGGGCTTCGAGGTAATCTCAGCAACTGGCTGAGACATTACGGGCACAGGCTTGGCAGTCACGCCAACCATTGCAGCCGACAAATCGTAAACGCCACGAGAAATCTTCTCGCCCTCTTCCATAATCTTGTCAGCAATTCGGCTCTTGAGTCCAAGAGAATTGGACACGGCGATAACATCTTTCTTTCGAAAGACACCACCATTTGTATCGGCGGCACGAAGGGCAGACAACATGTCTTCACGGGTATTAATCATAATAAAATCACCTTTTCACAAACAAACATCATCAATCACATTATTTACTATAGACGATTCGCGACCAAATGTCAAGAACAAAATGCCTTTTGTGTCAACATTATTCATAGCGAATCACTTTCTCTCTTCTGTCTACTATTTTATAATAGCAGAATTGATGGAGAAGTCAAGCGGTAATTTTAGGCTACCGCTTCGACCATCTTGGTCAGTATCACACGACCGATAGATTTCTTATCTTGGAAGGCCTTGAAAGCCTTGGTCAGTTCCTTCTTATCGTTGGAGTCTACAGTCAGAGTATCTTCCTTGATTTGCAGACTGCTGCCAGCCTTGATAAGGAACTGGTCATCAAAGCCATTGATGTTCTTGAGGAGAGCGGCACTTTCCTTCTTGAAAGCCTTGCGGGCGGCATCACTTGCAACACCAGAGAGAAGCGAACGAGCCAAGAAATACTTGAGGTCATAAGAACCCATTAGGTAAAAGTTAATCATTCGCGAACCCGTGGTCTCACGATACAGGTCTAAAAGAGCCTTGCAATAAGACTTGCTGCGATAGCTATTGCCATCATATTGCTGCAAAAATGTGCGACGAGTCTTAGAGTCAACAATAGCTAGGTTCTTACGGTGATAATCATTGTGATGACCAACAGTTTCAAAGTTACAATCACCTTCACCATCGGTCAAGAATACCGACGAAAGAACTTCAACCCGATTGCGGTTCTTGAAGTCTTCGGCGATGTAACGGCCGAGAAGGATGGCTTCTTCTAGCGGAGTGCTGCCAAGACCAAAAGAGTTGGCAGCTGGACCGTCTAGATAAAGGTCATGATAGCTACGATTATAAGACTGGCCAAGAGCAAGAAGATTTGCCATCTGGGTCTTGAACTTACCACCAGAAACACCGGTAGCCACCAGCTGGAGCATACGGAAACTGGGGTCAGAAATCATCAGGTTGTTTGGGTCTGACAAGTTATTGCGGCTGCGCACTGTATCGAAATACGTTTGTGGTGCGCTAGAGTTCGTGATGAAACCGTAAACTTCAAACGGAATGCGAACTTTCTGGCAGAACGAAGCCAGTAGAACCAGCTGCTCCATGGTACCAGACATGTTGGAAGACATACTGCCCGACATATCTAGGTACAGAAGCATACCGTGGTTCTGACCGTTAGGAACAACCGTGTTCTGAAGGAACAAGTCTTCGGTGATTTTGTAAGCCCACACCTTGTCCATGTTGATGCGGCCAGTCTTGGAAGTCTGGGCGCGCATAAGCGACTTGGCTTTTTTCTTGCGTTCAAAGTCCTGCGCCATTGAACTAAGGTACTTGCTGTTCTTGCTCAGAAAGTCCTTGTAGAGTTCCATCTTGACCTGTTCGACCGTCTTACCTGCTCGGTATGCGGCGCCACCAACAGTGAACGTCAACATCTTTTCGACGGTGTTGATACCGACAATAAAATCAGCAGGGTTCAGAACGGGAAGCTTGGCATAAAACGTCTCACGGGCGTTTGCATCAAGCAGGCTGTCTTCATTCCGGCGAAAGTTCTCATCGGTGAACGAAGTGGGCTCAGGGCTTTCTTCCGTATCATCAGACTCACTGCCATCAGACGAGCCTTCGTCCTTCTCTTCTGACTTTTCTTCGGCATCATCCGATGAGGAAGACTTCGACTCTTCAGTTTCGTCTTCTGATTTCTGACCCTTAGGAGAAGGCGTCTGTGGCTTTTCTTTGTCATCGGAGTTGTCTGAATTAGGAACTTCAACGTAGTCTGCACTCGGGTCGAATTCGCCGTCGCCATCTTCCATGATATCACCAAGGGCGTTCATGAATTGTTCGAAGTCAAGTTCTTCGGTCGAGTTCTCAGCCCGCTCGTAAAGTTCGGTAGCTAGAGCGACAACATCTTCCCAGGTGTTCAGGCTATCAAGGCGATTGACAATCGCTTGTTCTTCGTCCGAGAACTTGACATTCAAGAACGAACCGACCTTGGCGTGAAGGTTGATGCGGTCAATGAACTTTAGCTTATTGACATCCATACCTTCGACACCGAAGAAATTCTTTTCAAAGAGTTCTTGGTAACCATTGTAGAACGACCGACGAAGACCGGGATAACGAGCCTTCATCTTGCGTTCGATACGAGAATCTTCAATGATGTTGAGGAAAGACTTGAAGCCTAAACCCTTCTCAGAGATGCTGGAGTGCCAGCCATCTGCTGGTGTTTCGAGGGCGTGACCGACTTCATGGCCGATTAGCAGGTCGTAAAGGTCAGCCGACATTTCTTTGAAGATCGGCAGCACGACCGTGCGGGTCTCCAGATTGAAGTAAGCGGTGCTTGTCTTCTGGTGTTCTACATGGATATTTTCTGTCGCCAACAACTTGGCGAGAATCGACTTTTCAGCAAACTGGGACATCACAAAACCTCATCAATCAATCAATCATATTATTACTATAGTCGATTCGCGACCAAATGTCAAGCGATTCTTTTAGAAACAACGGCGCTCACGGCGAATATATCGATTGCCGTAGTAGTCATATTCAGTAACTTCTGTGGTGCGGCAGTTGCGGTCACGGCGATAATATGCATCGCGGTTACGATAGTGATATTCATACTCGCGGTCATAAACTTCGCGCTCAACTTCCTCGGCGCGGCTATTGTTGTTTTTAATAGCAGCACCTAGAATAAAGGCACCGAGACCGATAGCAATAGCTTCGCCCGTATTAATATGATTGCCGCGCTTGCGCTCGTGGCGTTCTGTGCGGTGTTCACCACGACCCTTGGCTTCTGCTACTACAGGAGTAGCAAGAACACTGACCGCAACAATACTAGAAATAATAGACTTAAACATAATCATTCTCCTTATATTATTAGTATACACGAATCGATGGTAATGTCAAGTTAAAAACGTGTCATTGACCCATCGGCATGAGCCAAAAATGGCTCAAACTTAATGTTGGGATATTCATCTGCCAAATCTTTGAACATCTGGAGATTGGAAACGGCATCATCAAAGAGACGAGCGCGAGTAAATTTACCAGTGTCAAGGTATTGTTTAATAAAGATTTTCTTAGCTGGAGCAGACGGCATAGCGCCTAGATTACCAGCACGGTGAACATGAATGTCATCGATATCGATGCCTTGTTGACGAAATGTATCTAGAAAAATATCACGGTCATCAAAATCTGACCGAGCGGTAATAACAATCATCTTACTGCCACGGGCTTTGATATTTTTATGCATTGCAATCAATTTGCGAATCGCTTTAGCGATAGGTTCGCTGGTGTCACGAAAATGCCGGGCGTCCCTAAACTCGCTAAAGTCAAAGGATTCACCCGGCTGTAAATTATATGTATTGTATTGCTTGTTGCCCAATGTCTTGATTATCTTACCGCCTTTGACGATATGGACACGGGCTTTGGTACGGAACAATGTCTCGTCAATATCCCAGATAGTTAATCCGGCACTGTCTTGCGACTCACTTATAAACTCTTTAAAACCAATCATATTTATATACTACTCGATTCGTGAGTGAATGTCAAGTAGTATTTATAAAGGAGGGGCTTTCTTTCGAGTTTTCTTGGGCTTTGGAGCATCTTCTTCTGCGTCCGCTTCGATACGGTTCTTCAAACGCTTGGCAACTTCTTCCGCATCAAGCCAGATATCCTTGTTATCAAGCATAGACTTAATTTCTTCTGGCGTCAGGAAGTCTTTATAGAAAGAAGCAAACAACTTCTCAGACCATGCACGGAAGTGTGTGATTTGATCATACATTTCACCACCTTTACCAATGGTGCCACTTGAATAGTTGTGGAACATGAACATGGTATGGTCGGATAGTTCAAAGCGGTCCGCACTAAGGAAGATAAGAGTTGCAGCCGACATACAGATGCCTTCTACCGAACAAACGATAGTAGCATTTGATTCTTGAATTGCTCTTACTATCTGGAGAGCGGCAAACAGGTCGCCACCTTCACTGTTGATACGAATGTAGATGGTATCTGTCTCGCCAGCCGCTCGAAATAACTGGAACCATTCTACATATTCTTCGGCGGCTTTAATTTCGCCGCAAAGATATAGATTTACTACAGTAGCTACAGGTTGCGCAAAGTATCTAGCCTTAGAAGGACCATCAAACTCGTTCATAGAATCTTGTGATTGCGGTGATCTTTTCAATTTGGTTATCAATTATGGGTGTCCTATTCGGCCAGTGGATGTATTCCTTTTCAGGATTTTTCATCAGGTTATACATTAAAGGTAAAATTAAATCTTCTACCTGCTTCAATTTTTCTGAAACTTCCATTTCGACCAGTCGCTTATGTTCTGAAATAAGTGTCGATTGGTCTACATTAA